GCCGAAGGCTTAAGAGCCAAGCCCGCTGCGCGAGCGGCCACGACAACCAATCTGGCGGCTGTCTATGATAATGGCACCGCAGGTGCTGGTGCTACCCTGACAGCGGACACAAACCGAGCGTTTACGACGCTTGACGGCGTCACGAGCTGGGCGATTACGACTCCTCCTATGGGTGTTTTGGTTAAGAACCAGACAAATCCAGCGCACAACGGCCGCTATAACCTTACATCACTTGGTGAAGCCGGTGTATCTCCTTGGGTGCTGACCCGCTGCGGGCTGTGCGACGAAGCTGATGAAATCCCCGGCGCGTACACCTTTGTGCAAAACGGCACAGTCAACGGAGGCACAGGTTGGGTTCAGACTGTTGCTGACCCAAGCACATTTACCGTTGGAACTGATGCCATCATCGTGACTCAGTTCTCTGGCGCAGGCACATATACGGCCGGCACCGGCCTCACGTTGACTGGAACGCAGTTCGCTATGGCGGCTGACCAGTTACTTCCTTCTCAGACGGGGAATAGCGGTCGGTTCTTGACCACAAACGGCACCGCCACTTCATGGGCGGATGTCCCCCCACCTAACGATGGCACACTGACTCTGACAGTGGCGGGCACAGGACTGTCAGGTTCTGCGTCGTTCTCAGCAAACCAAGCCGGGAATGCGACCTTTACGGTGGCGTCGAACGCCACAGACGCTAATACTGGCGGAGCCATAGTCGCTCGCGACGGTTCTGGCAACTTCAGCGCCGGTACGATTACTGCGGCTTTGAGTGGTAACGCCTCTACCGCTACTACGGCTGGAACGGCCGACGCGCTGAACACTGGTAACAACTACCAGATAAACTCGCTTGGTGTGGGCACCGCTGCGTCTGGCACTGCTGGTGAGATCCGCGCCACTGGCAACATCACGGCCGGTTTCTCTGATGACCGTCTGAAGAACAAACTCGGTAACATCGAGGGCGCTCTGGATAAGGTTCGTGCGCTAGCCGGCTTCTACTACGAGGCCAACGAAACAGCGCAAGCTCTCGGCCTTGCTGGTGGTCGTGATGTGGGTCTTTCTGCGCAAGCGGTTGAAGCAGTGCAGCCCGAAGCTACAGCTCCAGCTCCTGTTGATGAGCAATACCTCACGGTTCGCTACGAGCGCCTTGTTCCACTGTTGGTCGAGGCTATCAAAGAGCTGGACGGTGAGCTACAATCCCTCAAGGCTCAGCTCAAGGGGTAAACGATGCCGCAACAGTTTTCCAACAACGCACGATCGGTGCTACAGAGCACGATCACAGATACCGCGACGTCCCTGACAGTTGCGTCTGGCGCAGCCGATTTGTTCCCCACAGCCAACGTAGGCTCGGGTAGTATTCCGTCGGCGAACAACTGGTTCAAAGCTACACTGCAAGACGTCAGCGGCAACGTGGAAATTATCTACGTCCGCACCCGCAACGCAGGCTCCGCGATCTTCAGTAACATCCTCCGCGCACAAGAAGGCACCACAGCCCGCACGTTCGTCGCCGGCTCAGTGGTTGGTCTTCGCGTCACCGCTGCAGACATTCAGGCGTCGGTTAACTTGCCCGGGGCTGATACCACATACGCCGGGGCGAACACGTTCCTACAAGCCCTGAGCCTACCCCAAGGTGTTAACTTCGGCAGCAACTTCACAGCGCGTGTTGACACAGGCAAGCTGACCGTCAAATACAACAATACGACGATTGTTGACGTCTCGAATACCGGACTGATTACCGCATCGTTCGCGGGGCCACTGACTGGTAATGCTGACACAGCTACGTCAACACCTAAGTTTGCGTCGACCAACTTCACAATCGAAGAGTCTGGCGGTAAACTTGTCTTCAAACACGGATCAACCACAATAGCCTCGCTGACCTCGGCTGGCGTTTTCACTGCGCTGTCGGACGTAACCGCAGGCGGCACACCATAAGGAGTTTGATATGCCATCTTCACTAAATGGAACCGGCGTTACGTTCAACGACGGCACACAGCTAAACAGCGCCAATGATGCTGGCGGCAACTACATTCAGCGCGTGTATAACGCCCCTGCAACGTGGACTAAGCCTGCGGGCTTGAAGGCGGTGAAGGTCACTGTTGTTGGCGGCGGTGGCGGTGGCGGTGGAATTGGCCCAATATCGGGGCCGGCTGGGGGTGATAGCTGTGGTCTTGCAGGCGGCGGTGGCGGCGCAAGCATTCGATACATCCCCGCGCCATCTATTCCCGGCCCTGTTGCGGTAACGGTTGGAGCGGGCGGCACTGGAGCACCCTCAACAGGCACGGGCGGTACGGGCGGTACAAGCTCTTATGGCGCGTTCTTGTCTGCGACCGGCGGAGCTGGAGGTGTCTCGGCTGTTCACGATGGCTACGGCGACCTAGTTGTCGCCCCCACTGCCGCCCACGGTGCTGGCGGCACTGGTTCTGGGGGCGACGTAAATATCAATGGGGAAAGACTTTCCCAAAGGGCTAATCCGAGCAGCACGCGAGAGACTGTTACGGCGGGGAGCTTTTTGGCTCAACCGCAGTCGAACGGTCTAACCCCTGCCGCGCCATCAGGCGTAACACCCGGGGCGAACTCCGGGATTGGGAGTGGAGCAAGGGCGGTAAGCCGGAGATCACCTGCCCCATCAAGCATTGCAGGAGCTGCTGGCGGCGCTGGTATTGTCATTGTTGAGGAGTTTTACTAATGAAAGCTCTAGTCTCGCCGAACGAGCTCGCGGTTTTTGGTGGCGGCTCTGCAAAAAGAATCGCTCAAGTGTCGCAAGACAGTGAGGTGTTTGAGGTCGCGCCGCCCCTCTTTTGGGTCTCGTGCCCTGATGACTGCGTCGCCGATCTCTGGTTTTTCAACGAGGAGACGGGCTCCTGTGAGCACATCCCTGAACCTTCAGCGCCAGAAACACCTGTTGAGGTTTTGCCGTGACGCCCAGTCAAAGACCGTCACGTCTAGCCATTGGTGAGGAAATGGGTTTCTTTGGCAACATCTGGGTTCGCCAAAACTATCTTGGCAGCGCCGGAGATTCTAACGGCGGCGGTCACACCCACCACTTCGATCACGTCACCCTGTTAGCTAAAGGCCGGGTGCGCGTTGAGGTTGAGGGGTACCCCGCAAAAGAGTTTGTCGCCCCTACGTTCATCGTCATCAAGAAAGAGCACAAGCACCGCTTCACCGCTCTTGAAGATGACACGCTCTACTACTGCGTGTTCGCGCTGAGAGATGTAGAGGGCAACGTCACAGACTTTTATAGCGGCGATAATAGCCCGTACGGCTCTGCGGACTCCGAGGGCCATGAGGCCATTAAGTCTGCGATGATTCGTACATCGCAAGAAGACTAACCAATCGGAGAAAACAATGTGCGAACAAATGAATGTCTTTGCCGCTCAAGGCTATGTACATCTACCCGAGTTCTTGGACAAAGAGAACTGCGCCCAACTGACCGACGAGCTAAAAAAGCTTGTCGCCAAGGGCGCCACCACGCAAGATGTTCAGTGCCCGAAGTCACAAGCCGTTCATGGTGCGCCCGTGTTCGATTCCCTCCTAGAGCAACTGCTCCCTCACTTTGAGACCGCCAGCGGCAAGCGTTTGCTTCCTACGTATGCTTACGCCCGTCTGTACGCACCCGGCGATGAACTGAAGATTCACACCGACCGCCCTGCTTGTGAGATCAGCGCAACACTGACACTCGGTTTTGAAGGCGACGTGTGGCCTATCTTCATGGGTAACGAGGGCGGTGCAAACGCATCTAAGCTCGAAATGGATGTGGGCGATGCCGTGTTGTATCGTGGTATGGAAATGCACCACTGGCGTGAACCCTACAAAGAAGGTCAGTGGCAGGCCCAAGTGTTCTTGCACTACGTCGATGCAGACGGCCCTCACGCCGAGTGGAAGTACGACAAGCGCCCCAAGCTCTCTCATCACAGAGAACCAGATTACACGTTCTGGCATTTTGCAGACGCAATGACGCCAGAAGCCTGCCGCAAGCTCATCGAGAGCCTCGAAGCTCAAGCACAAGGGGAGCAGGCACAGATCGGCATGGGTGCAGATGGCATAGTCAATAAAGAGATTCGTGACGTGAAGCGCGTCACACTGCCTTCGTACCGTGGTATCGGAGCAACAATGGTCGGCCTTGGTATGGCAGCGAACAGGCAGGCATGGAAGTTCGACGTTACGCACTCGAACCAGACTGACTACCTCAAGTACGACAAAGACGGCCACTACCACGCCCACGTTGATACGTTCATGAAGCCCGGCGATCCAGAGTGCCGCAAGCTTACGGTGTTGGTGTTTTTAAATGATGACTTCGAGGGCGGTCGCCTGTTCTTGCAGAATGGGCACGAGAAGATTTACCCGCCGCAGAAGGCTGGCACCGCACTGGTGTTCCCGTCGTTCATGCTGCATGGCGTTGAGCCTGTCACCAGCGGTATCCGCCGCTCTATCGTGACATGGTTGGTCGGCCCTTGGTTCAAGTAAACTAGCGGCTACACAGACACGAGGTATGGGCCATGACAGCAATCAACATCAAAGCGTTCCGAGGAGCTGTTCCGCGAATTGGCTCGCGATTGCTGCAGCCCAACCAAGCCGCAGTTGCCGATAACTGCAAACTAACTTCTGGCAATCTGGAGCCCCTCAACGGGCTTCAGCTCGTTCACAGCTCGCAACTGGCGGACATCCAGACAGCCTACCTGTGGCGCGCCATCATCAGTAGCCGACCCGAAGACAACTGGCTGGTGTGGAACTCTGATGTGGATATCGTCAAGTCGTTGATCGCCAACGACCCTCTGCAGCGGTTTTACTTCAGCAGCGACGCTTTTGAGCCGCGCATATCCACGTACCCACTGGCCATCAATTCGCTGCCGTATCCCACTGCGTGGTATGCGCTGGGTGTTGCGCCCCCTTCTACGGCCCCCACGGTGTCCGTGTCCGGTGGTTCTGGCACCCTAGAGTCCCGGGCCTATGTTTACACGTTCGTAACCCAGTTTGGCGAAGAGTCACCCCCTTCTCCTCCATCAACCGTGACCGACGGGTACCCCGACGGCACATGGGATTTGTCGGGCATTCAAGCTGCACCCCCTAACTCGGGCACCGTAACGGCCGCGACTGACATCGGCAACGAGCAGGTGCGTGTGACGCTCAACACCACATTCGGCCTGTCCCAGTACGACACCATCACGTTTGCAAGCGTCGGCGGCATGACTGATCTCAACGGGACGTTCCGCATCCAGTCACTGGGCCCCACGGCCAACACACTGGTGGTGAACCTCAACACCGCGCAGACCTACACGACTGGTGGCAGCTGGGCGAAGACTGCTCCGCATAACACCAGTGGGATGGTCAAGCGTATTTACCGCACTGTGGGCACCAGCGGTGATTTCCTGTTTGTGGCCGAGATTCCTGTCGCCACTACGACATACACGGACGCGGTGGCAGCTGACGACCTTGGGGAGATTCTACCGACAGCCGACTCACTAATCCCGCCCAAGAACTTGATCGCCCTGACCAGCCTGCCCAACGGCTGCTTGGTGGGTATCTCTGGCAACGAGATTTGCTTCAGTGATCCCTATTTGCCGTATTCGTGGCCGTTGCGTAATCGCTACACCATCAGCGGTGTGGGCGTCGACCTCGTGGCCGCAGGCAACTCTGTGATTGTCCTAACTGACACATTCCCAGTCCTGTTCACGGGTTCTGACCCAGAGGCCATGTCGCCCTCTGTGATGCAGACTTACGCCCCTTGCGCGACAAAGCGTGGCGTCGTGGATGTTGGCGGCGGCTGTATGTACCCCAGCTATGACGGCTTGTGGATCGCAGCCCCCGGCCGAGTTGAAAAGCTCACGGCCAAGCTCTACCGCGAGGAAGAGTGGCGCATATTGAACCCAGAGACCTTTGTTGCTGGCTTTGCCGACGGGCAGTATTACGCTCGTTACCGTGACGACGGCTCCTCGTACATCTGGGTGTTCGACACGGCTGAGAGCGACAGCGTTATACGAGTCGAGCAGGACGCCAACCACTTGTTGCGAAACGACACAGACGGTGAGCTGTATGTAGCACTTGGTGACAAGGTCTACCGATGGGACAGCAACATCAACCAGCGCTACACGTCAGACTGGGTAAGTTCTGAGATTCAGCTACCCATGCCGATGAACTTTTCCGTGGCCCAGATTCATGGCGCGTTTGCCCGTGCGGTGCCACCTGACACGACTATTCTTCTGCGCAACGAGGCGCTTATCGCCAATGTGGATTTGGTTGGTGGCGAGCTGAACGGCAACTCGGTTTTGGAAGTCTCAGTCAACGGCTCTGCGCTGGAGCTATATGCCCCAGAAACCGAAGCTAAGGTGCAATTCACGCTTTATAAGGATGGCGAGCCTGCGTACACCACAGCAGTAACATCTTCTGAGGCGTTCCGCCTGCCGGCTAATTGTGCCTGTGAGGTCTACCAGATTGGCCTCAACACTTCGATCCCGATCTACAACGTCACCATCTCTGACTCGGTGGCCGAACTGGCGCAGACCTCGCTATGAGAAAGTCAGCTATCCCCACGGTAAACACTGGTCAGTTCGAGCTGGATCAGTTCGCTGCGGCCGTCAAGCAGAACCTTGACTCCATCACAGCCCAAGCTCGTAACGTGGAACGATTGCAGCCGCTGCCAGAAACTGCTACATTGGCACAAGTCATCGAACGGCTAAATGTCATCACAGCGAGGTTGCAATAATGCTAGCAGAACTCGCCATCGCCAACGCGGCGTTCTCCGTCATCAAGGAGACCATCAACAACGGTGGCGACATTCTGTCGGCGGGCCAGAAGATATTCGAGTATTTCGACGCCAAGGGCACCATCCAGAAGAAGGCCAAAGAAGGTGGGATGAAGTCCGACCTTGAAGAGTTCATGGCCCTCGAGCAGTTGAAAAAGCAAGAGCTTGAACTGCGCAACATGATGATCTACCAAGGTCGCGGCGGTATGTGGGACGACTGGATGCAGTTCCAAGTCGAAGCCCGCAAGAAACGCGAAAAAGCCGAAGCAGAGGCCAAGCTCAAGCGCCAGAAACGCATTGAGGCACTGAAAACCACCGGCATGGTGGTTTTGCTCATTATGATGCTGGGCGGCTTGGGTGCCATCATTGGCGCGATCATTTATTACGGAAGGCACAACCTGTGAAGTACGCTGCTGTAGCCCTCCTGTTCGCCGCTGTCTTGGTAGCATCCTGTCAAGACCGTTTCCGCTACGAATGCCAAGACCCAAAGAACTGGTACAAGTCAGACTGTCAGCCACCCAAGTGTGAAGCCGATGGTACCTGCACCAAGTACCTACTGAAAGGCACAAATGAAAACTGACTGGGACGCGCTCTTGCGCTTTTTCATTGGTATAACCCTATCCATCACACTCATGGGTATCGTAGGTGTGGTGCTGTTCTCGCTGGTGTTTGTTACCCAGCCGATGAATGCGATGGCACCCAACGACGAGGCGTTCTTCAACCTCATCACACCGATCGCTACATTCATCACTGGTTCATTGGGCACGCTGCTGGCGATGAACAAGAAGCCACCGCAAGAGAAAGACGAGGACAAAGATGCTGGCTAGTTTCCTAATCTCACAAGGCGCAGGCAAGCTGGGCAATATGCTCATGGGTGCTGCCAAGGACAAGGCTGTTGAGGCCATTGCTGACAAGCTGGGCATTGAGCCAAAAGAGGATGCCATTGAGCACCACTTGTCGGCACACCCAGAAGAGATGGTCAAGCTGGAGCAGCTTGATGTCGAGAAGCTGGAGATCGCACTCCGGAACACTGAAGACGCCCGTGAGATGCAGGAAAAAGCCATGCAGTCTGACGACCCTTGGGTGCGTCGATTCGTGTACCTGTTCGCTTGGTTCTGGGCCGTCAGTTCGGTAATCTACTTCTTCACCGTGACCTTCCTCGAAGTGCCCAAGACGGGTGAAGCGTTTGCCAACTTTATTCTGGGTTTCCTCACAGGTACAGCGGTAGCCACAATCATCGGCTTCTTCTACGGCGGCGCAGTCCAAGGAGATAAAAAATGACACCAGCACAGTGGGACAAGTATCCCAACTTCAAAAAAGAAGAGTTCGACTGCAAGCACAGCGGGCGTAACGAGATGAAACACGAGTTCATGGATGTGCTCCAAAAGATTCGTGCTGAGTTTGGCCCTGTCAAAGTCACCTCTGGCTTCCGCCACCCGACACACCCCATTGAGGCCAAGAAGATGCGCCCCGGTGAGCACACCTTTGGTATGTGCTGCGACATTGCCTGCAACAACGGCGCTGATCGCTACCGCCTGATCACCATTGCCCTGAAGCACGGCTGCACCCGCATCGGCATTGCCAAGACCTTTGTCCACATTGGTCTGGGTGCTCCCGGGCTCCCTAGCAACGTAATCTGGGAATACGCCTAG